TGAATGAACGACTCGAACGAATCCGCGCCACCCATCGACGCGCCGTCTCCGCAGGTCTCCATCCATCGCGTGAGCTTGTTGATCCGCTCGCGGAGCTCGTCGGTCATCTCGGCGTCGTTATCTCGTGGCCCGATCACGAATCCCGCGGAGTATTTGTCACGCTGCGGCGTCGCGAACTCCGCGACCTGATTGATCCGCGTCTGTATGATCGCGGAGATCACAGGGACGCGCGACATCTGGAGGAGAACGTCGTAATCAAGCCCGAGCGTCCCCTCGTGCTCTGTGCCTCGATACGTGTCTCCATACGCTGCCGTCGAGTCCCACGGGTTGAGGTCGTGCGCTTGTGGCATCGCGGACGACGCGCCCAACTTATCAGCGCTTAACGCCTTCTGAATCAGCGCCTCGCTGATCTCGCTAATCTCGCGCATCTGATCGTCGAACGACGGTCGCGGGTTATGTGCTCTCATTCGTAGTCCTCCTCGAGAAAGCGATACGCGAACATGATAAAGCTCTCGCGCGGCTTGTTGTGCCCCTTGAACGGGCGTCGGCGCGTCACCACACCCTCGCCCCAAAGCCCCGAGCCGAGTCGCCCGTGTGCGTTACCCTCGATCGTTGAGACGTGCGTCTCGCCAACCTCGAGCGCTCGCGTGATGTGCGCGCCCCAACGCTTGCCCCCTTTTTTACCGACGACCACGATGTCGCCTCGTTGGATCTCGTCGAGGGGGATCGAGCGCGCCGTACCCTTGCAGAACTCCCACAGGCGATACGTGGACGGCATGACCTTTTTACGGAGCTCCGCGCTCAGCGTGATGTCGCACCACGCAGCGAACGCTCCGCACCAACTGAACCCGCCGACCTTCAGATTATACGAGTTCGTGTAGGGGTCGGACTTGTCCCACCCTAGCCCCTCGTTGATGTATCGGATGATCTCGGCTCCGCGATGGAGCTCGTCCTCGCTCGTCGCCTCGCTGAATCCGCTCGCGCCCTTTTTCAAGATCACGCCGTCCTCATCAACGTAGTACCCGCGAGGGGGCTCGGTGACGTTGTAAGCGTGCGCCTCTTCCGCGCGCGCGATGCAGTTCTCGACTCTGGTGTTGTGCTCGTCCATCTGTGACGCTCCTCTCTGTTATCATGGGGAGTGTATCACACGCGCGCCGAATCGAGGACACATGGAGCTCAAGAACCGACGCCTCGCGATCGTACTGCTCGATCTGATCGGCTCGACCGCGTTCGTCCAACGCGCTGGAGCGATGCGCGCTGCGGCGTGGTTGCAGTATCACGACCGACTCGCGCGCTCTCTGCTCTACCGATTCGAGGGGCGCGAGATCGACAGGAGCGACGGCTTCTTGTTGTCGTTCGAGCGACCGATCGACGCGCTCAATTTTGCGCTCCACTATCAAGCGCAGATCCCACAGCGGACGAAGCTCGGCGCGCGGATCGGGATTCATTATGGGGACGTCGTCGAGGTGACGCAGGACGAGCTCTATTCGGCGGTCGGCGCGAAGAGCGTCGAGCTCGAGGGGATCGCGAAGAACATCGCCGCGCGCGCGATGTCCGTCTGCGAGGCGGGTCAAGTCATCCTCACGCGGGACGCGATGCGCGCGGTACGCAATCGAACGAACCCCTCCACGCCCAAAGGGACGCGCTTCGCGTGCGTCGGTCTCTATCGATTCAAGGGAGTGAGCGCTCCGGTCACGCTGTACGCAGTCGGTGACACGATCGAGTCGCTTCAACCCCCACGCGGAAACGAGAAGGCGAAGCGCGTCGGGGGCGCTAAAACGATTAAGTCGCGCGCGCGTCATCGTCGTTGGAGGGAGTGGGCGCTGTGGCTGCTGTATCGGCTCTCGTGGATCAGCGCCGGTTACATTCTCGCTATGATGTACCCGTGGCTCTCGAACCGCGAAGGGCGTCACCTGTGGGGCGTCACTTGGTTGGACTGGTTCGATTATATCGCGATCGTCGTCGAGGCGATCAGAGAGGCGTTTAAACAATGGTGAGCGAACAAGTAACAGAGTTAGACGAATACAAGGCTCGGCGCGGTTGGTGGTTCGCCGTGTTCTTTTTACTGCTCGTCGTCGGGCTCGTCGTGTTCCTCGCGCGCGTCACGATCGTAGATCAGAATCGGGATGTGCTCGTCGGGATATTGGGCGTTATCACGGGTTCAATCTCGTCGATGCTCGCGATCGCGAGCGGTCGAGACCCGAGCGAGGTCGAGGAGCTGCGCGACAAACTCGGCAAAGCGAACGCGGACCGCGAGGCGCTGATCGCCCGATTGAGGGACGCGCAGATTCAACTCCAGATTCACCGCGACATGATCACCGACCTACAGCGCGCGATCATCGAGCGACTCAGCGCGCTCGAGCTCAGCGCGCGCCCATCCCCCGAGCGCGTCGAGCTCGATGAGACCGTCTCTCGTTGGCTCCCCCCTCAGTCGTCGGACTCGCCGGGCTCGGAGAGCTGAGCGATCGCGTGGTCGAGATAGAACCGCGCTTTCTTGAGGTCCTCGAGCTCCGCGCGCGGATCCTTCAACCCCGCGCGACATACGTACTTGACGACATTACCTCGCAGGAAGTCCAGCCGCCACGCGGTGATTACGTTGATCGCCTCATACACGCCCCCGCGATAATGCGTCGGGTGATTCACTGGATCGCTCACGACTGACGCTCCAACGCGCGACGCTGCTCCTCGCACTTGTGTCGATACCACATACGCGCGTAAGCGCGTTGCTCCTCGCGCTCCTCCTCGGTCATCGATGCGCGCTTCGCTCTCATGTACTCGCGCATATACGCGCGATGCTTCTCTCGTTGCTCTGGCGTCATACCAGTCGCCCCTTTCGTCGTTGTCGACAACGGCGGTCGACCTCTCGGTGTTTTGCGAGGCGCGTCTCGCGCTCCTCGGGTGTCTCGCGCTCTCGGCGCGCCTCTCGTTGTAGGCGTTCATACTCGAGACGCTCCGCGCGCTCGTGGGGCAGCTCCTCCGCTCTACGTCTAGCCCTGTACGCGCGTTGCCACGCACGCCGTCGCGCGATCACCTCGGGGCGCTGATGATATTCGCGCAGATATGCCGCGCGCTCCTCTGCGGTCTGTGTCATGCTCGCGCCTCTCTGCGCTTGCGCGCCTGATACTCCCGACGCTTCGCGAGGCGCTCCTCGCGTTGCTCGGGCGTCTCCTCCGCTCGCTGACGCGCGCGACGCTCTCGGGCGAGTCGCGCCTCGCGCGCTCTCTGCTCAGGTGTGCGTGAGGCGCGACGCTGCGCTTGATACTCGCGGTTACGCTCCCGCAGCTCCTCGCGCTCCTCCTCGGTCATCATGGCGCGCTGATCCGCGATCCACTCTCGTTGATACTCGCGCTTCTCCGCGCGCTCCTCCTCGGTCATACACGCGCGTCTCGCCTTGTTCCACGCGCGACGACGCGCGATCACCTCGGGGCGCTGGTTGTACTCGCGCAGATACGCCGCGCGCTCCTCCGCGGTCTGTGTCCGCTCTGCGCGCGGTCGCCCCGCTCCGCGCCTCTTGATGGGCTCGTCGTGGATCGTTGGGTCGTGCTTGATTCTCATGTCTCGCTCTCCCTCTTCTTCTTCTCGTGATACCTAGCGCGACGCTTCGCGAGGCGCTCCTCGCGCTGCTCTGCGGTCTCCTCGATGTTCGCGACTCGACGCTTCGCGCGACGCGCTTCTCGTTGCTTCTCTGTCTCGTTGGCGCGGTTCGCGCGTCTCCGCTCCGCGCTCGAGGCGAGTCTGCGCTCGCGTTGCTCTTCTGTCTCTCGCGCTGTGCGCGCCGAGCGGAGCGCGCGACGCTTCGCGAGTCGCTCCTCCTTCTGTTGCGCGGTCTCAGTCTCAAGCCTGACCTGGTGCATGAGTCGCTTATACGCGAGGCGCTCCTCGCGCTCCTCTGCGGTCTCCACCCTCGCGCCTCGCTTGTCCGCTTGCTCGCGCTCGCTCGATCTGCGCTCCGCTGCCTTCCGCGCGTGATACCTAGCGCGACGCTTCGCGAGGCGCTCCTCGCGTTGCTCGGGCGTCTCCTCTGCGCGCCGACGCTTACGGCTCGCGCGGTTGCGTGCGAGGTACGCTTCGTACTGCTCCTCGTCTAAACGCTGGTAACGCTCCCGATGATACGCTTGAAGCTCGTCGCGGTTGAGCGCGTACTTGACCCGCGCGTGAAGCGCGTGCTTCTCGAGTCTCCGCGCGCGCTCCTTCGGCGTCTCGCGCTGAGTGCGCAGTCGCTTACGCTCTCTCATCTGCGCGAGTCTCCGCTCGCGTTGCTCCTCTGTCTCGCGCTCGATGTACTCCTGATACATGATCCGGCGATACAGTCGGCGCTCCTCACGCTCCTCGTCGGTC